ACTCAAACACTTACACCAAAATTTAAAGAATATTTAAGAAAATGGGAATGTTATCACGATGGCAATTTTCATAGAGAAATTACATTTAGTGTCAGTGCTAAACTGCCTTGTAGTGGAGAAACATGGGAAGATGCTATTAAACCCAAAACAGTCTATGAATATGAAACCTATGGCACCGCCTATCTAAAGTTTGTCATTGCTACAGAACAAGACTTTGCCGATGCCCAACGTGCTATTGCTGCCTATCGCGGTGTGGGGTTTGAAGGGCATGTTTATCTAATGCCAGTAGGTGGGGTAGAAAGTGTCTATTCCATGAATAACAAAAACGTAGCCATGCTGGCTATGAAAAATGGACTAAGATATAGCGATAGGCTTCAAGTGCCATTGTTCAAGAACGAGTGGGGTACATGATGGAATGGTTTAAAAAACTGTTTGAAAAGAAAGTTACAGAAACACCTACGGCCGAACCCAAGGCTGCTCCAACAGAAAAAGAAATTGCCACTGCCAACAAAGAACCCTGGGTGGCTGTGCTGACTACACATGTCAACAAAGAAAACATTCGCAATGGTTTTTTTGAACTTGATTGGAACGAATACTTTGTGCTACAATTACGTGGTGCTGGTTACACAGGCGAAACAGATGAGGCCATTGTGGATGCTTGGTTTACTGAACTGTGTCGCAATGTTGGAACCGAGGAAGGTGTTGATATGGGCCGCCGTGGTTCTGGTTATGTTAATCGCGCCCTACGTGACGATGGGCGAACTGAGATTTATTAATGCTTTTTTAGCCCTTTGTTCCACGGAGGGCTAACTCTATTACGAGCAGCAATTTTAAGTTTTTCTATGTGTTCAGGGGTTAGTTTTCTACCTTTTTGAGCATCCGAGGCTTTTTTACGCTGCTCGTCTGACCTAGTTTTACCGGTATTCTTTGCTACCCTTTTAGCAATAGTTTCCGGAGATTGGAGTCCTCTAGATTTGTTAATTTCGCCGATTCTTTTTCGATCTTCCTCACTCCAAACTTGCTTACCCTTATTCCACGGAGTTCTTCCCTTTCCTGCTTCACTAATTTTCTTTCTAACTTCCTCAGATTGACGGCCGCCATCCCCTTGTTCAATTTTTAAATTGGCCCACTCATCGCTTTCCATCACGTTCCAAAGATTGCTGTAATGAATTCCAAACTCTTTTACTTCTTCTTTGGTCTGACATTCTTTTATTATTTCTGTGGTATAATCATACCCGTGCTTATCTAAATGAAGTTTCCAGTAGACACCGGACCCGGGATATTTGTGAGGATCGTTGGATTTGGTTTGGCCGAGGTATTTCAACCCAGTTTTGTTGTGGGTTTTGACATACAAATAAATAGTCATTGCTGATGCTCCTTGTAAGCGTTAGAGTCGGTGGATATTGGCGTATCGCGACCGGCACATCTATTTATCAAATTTGTGCTTGACATTGTGTGTTAGTCTGTGTATAATATAATTTTTACACACCGAAGAGCTTAAAATGGATATGAATAAACAACTTAATATTGGACAAGCATTCGATCAAGATCAGCTTCATAGTATTGCTAAAGGTAAAACTAAGCACGATGTTCTTAAAAATACTATCAACGAAGCATTGTTTAATAATCCATTTAATTCAAACTTTATATTGTCTAGTCCTCCTGGGTTAGCGAAGAGTTACGAAACTAGTCAGGCGTTGGCAAAATTACGAGCACAAGGTACGCATGCAGAGCCAGTTGTCATCGAAGGCACCGCTACATTACCAGCATTTACAATTGATATGGCAACAGCGGTTTATCTAAGTGGCGGGAAACCTTTAACTGTTGTTCTTGACGACTGCGATATGTTATTTGAAGACAAAAATCTCAATATAACCAAAAAAATGTTTGATGATACCAAGGCCCTAAAATACAACAAAAATTTTCGTGCCCTGAAAGCATTTTGCACCGATCTACAGTTTGAGGCAATTGAGAGCTTTTCAAGTGACGAGAAAGCAGGATTTAGTGTTCCGATGGATAATGTTACATTCTTAATTCTAACTAATCGTTATTTTCCAACAATCAATGAGGTTGAAGAACAAGAGGGTGGAACTCGTAAAGAGGCAAAATATACCGATTTACATGCCATTCGTCGAAGGACAGAAGGGGAGACTATTGCAATGGATAATGCTACGTTGTGGGGGTATGTTGCTAATATTGTCATTAACGCAAAAATTTGTGAGAAATTTAAACCAATAATTACCGATCAAGAAAAAGTTCAAATTCTCGAATGGTTACATGCTCGGTGGGACCGTGTTACTGAACGTAATTTAAGTCTTGTCGAGAAGATGACCAAAGATATGGTTCGTTATCCTACAGGATACAAAGATATTTGGCAAAAGTATCTCGAGGTAAAATAATGGAGCCTAAAAAAACCATACAACAAATTTTGGATGAGCAGAAAAAAGAATCTAAAATTTACGATGCATCTAATCAAGGTATTGCTGCCCATGAACGTAACTTCAACCCGGAATGGGTTGAATCACAACTCAAAGCCAACGAACGGAAAAAAGGCAAATCTTGGATTTTAGACCTTAAAAAAAACGACCCAGAAGCATATAATGCCTGGAAAGAAAAACACGACGAAATTTCAAAAGAAGTAGGACAAAGACCAGAATTTCGAAAAAAAGTTTCCGACAACAACAAAAAAACCTGGAATGACACTGATGTAAGAGATAAAAGATCTCGAGGAATTAGAAATGCCTATGCCGATCCACAAGTTAATGCTAATAAATCTAAATCAACTAAGGAAGTAGCAAATCGACCCGATGTATATGCTAAAAATTTAGCAAATATTATGGAAAGGGCTCGACCTGTTCAGACACCAGATGGTATATTTGAAAGTTTAACAGCAGTAGCAAGGCACTACAACAAAGCAGTTGGCACCATCCAATATTGGATTAAAACAAGCAAAAAAAATGAATTTTATTATGTCGACTAAAAAATCTATTCAACAAATTTTAGATGAACAAAAACATTCGGAAATCTACAACAAAACAAGTAGACAAATTAGTGCCAAGATTGATGCCGAATATAAAAAAAATGATCCTGAGTTTAGCAAAACAATGAGGAAGATTGCAGCAGAACGCAATCGCGATCCCGAATATCTAAAAAAGCTACATGCCGGTATTGCTAACAGAGATAATACCTATCAATCAGAATCTAATAATCGTCCAGAAGTTAAAGAAAAAATATCATCTAAACTAAAAGGTAAAATAAAAACTCCAGAACATCTTGCTAATGTTGCTAAAAAAAATAAGGAAAGATCTAAAACTATTCAAACACCATATGGACAGTTTCCTAGTCGCAAGGCTGCTGTTGAATATATGACATCAATTGAAATTGGAAATGCTGGGAGAAAATTAGATCGATGGCTTAAAGAAGATCCAACAAATTTTTACTATACATAATCTAAATAATGACAAAAACTTTTATTCTAGTCGATACGGCTAATTGTTTTTTTAGGGCCCGACATGTAGTTCGCGGTGATCTCAATGACAAGATTGGTATGAGCATTCACACCGTTCTAAGCAGTGTTCGCAAGGCCTGGAGAGACTTTAAAGGCGACCATGTCATCTTCTGCCTAGAGGGACGCAGTTGGCGCAAGGATCACTATGCTCCATATAAACGCCAGCGAGCCGAAGCCCGTGCCGCACACAGCCCAAGAGAAGCAGAAGAAGAACGAGTATTCTGGGAAACATTTGATCAGTTTAAAGACTTTGTACTAAACAAGACCAATACCAGTGTGTTACATAATCCACAACTGGAAGCAGATGATCTCATTGCAGGCTGGATTCAAAGCCATCCCAAAGATAATCATGTTATCATCAGCACAGACGGAGACTTTGCTCAACTTATTGCCCCTAATGTACGTCAGTATAATGGTATCATGGGTATCACTACTACACACGAGGGATACTTTGATGAGAAAAATAAACCGGTAATTGATAAAAAAACCAAAGCAGTTAAACCTGCTCCCGAGCCCGAATGGCTATTATTTGAAAAATGTATGCGTGGAGATACCAGTGATAACATCTTCAGTGCCTATCCTGGTGTGAGAGAAAAGGGAACCAAGAATAAAGTTGGTCTACGAGAAGCGTTTGCCGACAGAACTAATCGTGGTTATAACTGGAACAATATGATGTTACAACGATGGGTTGACCACGAAGGAGTTGAACATCGTGTACTTGACGATTATCAACGTAATGTACAACTATGTGATCTTACAGCACAGCCTGCCGAAATTAGAACCCTCATACAAGAAACTATAGATCAAGAAATACAAAAAGGTAAAAATGTTCCACAGGTAG